GTCCTGACACTCAACAAATAATTGGCGAAATTACAGCTGAATATATTGAATGGCAGTTTGAAGTTTACCCGTTCTTGGAAATGGCTAGAATTTTAAATCAACCCGAAGTAAAAGTTAAATTTAACTGGATTGATTCACCTTATCAAGGCTTACCAACTGAACCAAGTACACTTTACTAACTCAAAACGTGTTTCATTGAAAGCATATTAAAAACAAAAGTTAAATTAAGGTCGGTGATGGCGTCAATTTTAGTGATGTCCTCACCCGCTAAATTATAAAGCAAAGATTCCCAAGCGAATTTAGAACGCTTCTTTTCATTTTCAACTTCTTTCTTTTCTTCGGGAGTTAGTTCTTCGGTGTTTTCGTCTTCGTCAAATTGTTGCGCAAACAAGTTTTCATATTGTTTTGTGAAATTATCGCGGAATTTTAAGTATTCGTGGACAACTCCGAAGACTGAAGTAATAGGTATATTCTTAAATACTTCCGCACGTTCGAATAGATTGTATTTATAAGGTTCAAAAACACGGTTATCCCATTCATCCAGTTGTGTTTGTCTGTAAAATATAGCGCAAATAATCGGTATATTTCCGATTTTATCATTCACCGTAAAGTAGTCGGTATCAATAAATTCACCTAGCGTTATTTTCTCGAATGGCTTAAACGTGAACTTGTCAATTTGCGGTGTGATTTTAACCCGTGGTTCTTGACGCAAGAATTTAAGCGGTTCAATTAGTTGTTTAAGTTCGTCAATTTCTAGGTCATAAAACTCGTCGGGGTCTTCGTCCGCTAAAATCGAAAGCATTTCAACCTGCATTTCAAACAACGAATCGAATTCAACTTGTTCTAGTTTGGCAAGTTCAATAAATTGGTTAACCGTTATTTGATTCCACGACTGCGGCAACTTCATTGGTCAATTGTTTGGCAGTGTCTTTTAATTTGTCAGCAACATACGCCATAAACGGCAATGCGATTTCAGCATTTAACGATTTAAACAAATTAGCCTTGTGTTTGATGTGAGCGTCCGAATAATGTTCAACGGCGTCTAGGTCTTCGCGTTTAAATATAACGGCTAACATTTTACTAACGTAGCGCGTTGGGTCTTTCTTAATAATCTTTTCAATATGTTTAATATCACGAACTGACAACTTAAATTTTTTGTCGTAACTCACGTACTTGAAACCTTCGATTTCAATGGTTCGTTTTTTCTTTGTCGATGCTTTATAAGTTACGGTATTAAATTCTTTTACCTTATCCTTAAATTCGGAAAAATCCATTTCGTTTACTTCGTTTTCATCCGCGCCAAGGTACGTAAAGACGGAAACCCATTTCTCAAAAGCGTCTAGTTCTTGGTTGTTTGTGAACTCGCTAACCTTTTCAAATTGCTCAATTGTTAGTTCGTTAATTACATTCGGAATTTCTTGCTTACCTAGTTTTATCATCTTATAAGTTTTCAACAAATATAAAAAAAATAACAAACAAATTTTTAAACTATTATAAGGTATGGCGAAAGATTTACCTCTTTACAAAATTACAATAGACGAAGAATATAGCGAAGGCGAAGACTTGGGGATTGATATGATTGCATTCACGTCAAAACCTGCCGTTATGGTTAAAGGAATGGCATTTAAAAGCGCTGAAATTTTCCATTTCAAAGACGAACCTAAAATGAGAATCGTAGCCCCTGCAATGATTCCGATGAATATATATAGAAACGACGAGGGCGAAGAATATTACGTTCAATTTACCGAACAAGAAATAGAAAATATTTATTCGAAGTTTATGCAGGATTTAAACAACCAAAACTTGTTTAACCTAGAACACACGGATAAAAAAGTCCCTGCGTATATTCTCGAAGCTTGGATAGTGGAGAACCCAAAAGAAGACAAAGCGTTTTCTAGTTATGGTATTGACGTACCAAAAGGGACTTTAATGCTAACCGCCCAAATCACGGACAAAGAATACTATTCAAAGTTAGTTGAAAGTGACCAAGTCGGCTTTTCAATTGAGGGTTTTCTAGGTCTTAAATTAAGCAACCAAATAAACAAATATAATATGATGTTACCTGATGGAGAACATTTAATTGAAGGCAAAATATACGTTGTAAAAGACGGAGAAGTTGTTGAGATTAAAGAAGAAGTTCCCGTAGAAATGGAGGCTGAAATGGCTGAAGAAGTCGTTGAAGAAGAAATCGAAGCGGAAGGGGTAACGGCAGCGGAAGCTGAAGAAGTTGTTGAAGAAGAAATCGCAATGGCGGTTGACCCTCAAACGGATTCAGAAGCGGTTCTTGCTATCGTTCAACCCGTTTTAGATGCTTTAGCCACTGAATTAATGAAGGCTATTGCTGAAGTAAAAGCATTGATTCCAGTTGTTGAAGAAGTGGAAGAAGAAGAAGTTGAATTGTCGGAGCAAAAATTTTCGGCAATTGACCGTTTAAAAAAGTATAGACAAATATTTAAAGAAAATTAAAATGAACCGAAAATTAAAATTCGATTTAGACATCGAAACAAACGCGTTATTGTGCGCGAACCCTGACGAGTTTTACTCTCGTGCTTATTTAACTGAAGATTTAGTTGACAACTACCGAACTTTACCGGGAATTAAGTCGGCTACTAAATTGGCAAACGTTGCTTTTGGAAACATTTTGAAAGCTTCAACTTGTAGCTTTACAGCTCCTGACGATTCACTAGACGCAATTGATATTTCGGTGTGTCCGTTGTCAGCAATGGCGCAAATATGTCAATTTGATTTGGAGCAGTCTTTTGTTTCTTTACAAATGGCTCAAGGTTCAAACGGTGACTTTACGGTAGCTTCTTTTATGAACTACTATTGGAATGAAATGAGTTTGAAAATTCAAGAAGATTTAGAACTTATCAGATGGCAAGGTGACACTAGTTTGAACCCTGTTACTTACCCAATTGAATCTTTGTGTGATGGTTACCTAGTAAAACTTTGTGGTGACGAAAACATCGCTGCAGGTCTTTATGCAGGTGTAATTGATAGCACTAACGTAATAGCTCAAATGACTGCGGTTTACACTGCTTTACCTCCTGCGGTTATTCGTAGAAAATCAGACTTAAGATTTTATGTTTCTTCAAACGTTGCTGCTGCTTACGAACTTGCTGCGGCTACTGGTAACACTCAAACATATGTAACTTTACCTTTAGGATTAACTTTCCTAGGAGTAAAGGTTGTTGTTTGTGACGGTATGCCAAACGACACAATGGTCCTTACTTTGAAATCAAACCTTATTTATGCGTTCGATGGCGAAGGAGATAGCAAAGCGTTGAAAGCGGTTAACTTAACTGACACAGTTGCTGAGCCTTATTTGAGAACTCGTGCAAATATGAAAGTTGGTTTTTACTACACGAACCCTGCAGAGATAGTTGTTTACGCACTTTGCTTTGACTAATTAATTTAATTACTAATTTGAAGGGGGTGGGGTTAGCCCTCACCCCTTTTTTAATAACTTATAAAAATGGCTTGTACAACTTTAGAAGCAATCGTAAAAAAGTGTGATAACAACATCGGTTCGATTGTTAAAATTTACATAAACGACCAAGAAGAAGTAACTGCGGTTAACGCAAACACGACTACTTGGATTATTGGTTCAATAACTCACACTTCGCCTTTTTTGGAGTTTGAGTTTAGAAGAAACACTTCAAACTATACCGAAGAAGCGGCAATCGATTTAATTAACGGTTCGTCTTTTGTTACTCAAACAATTAACTTAATGTTTCACCGTCGCGAGGCTGCGAAGTCTTTAGCTATTAAAATACTAGGCGAAGGACAAAGAGACCTTTCGGTTGTTGTTTTGGACGGTAACGGAATCTATTGGTATTTCGAAAACGTTCAGGTAACGGCATACGGCGAAGGTTCAGGAACTGCGAAAGCTGATGGTTCAAAATATTCGTTGGTATTGACTGCTGAAGCTGAACATTTGGCTTACGAGGTTGACTCAACGGTGATTGCTGGATTACTAGTTTAACCTAAACTATAATTTAATAAGACCCTCGGAGAAATTCGGGGGTTTTGTGTTTTATAACACATTACTAATTTATACTATTATTAAGTATGATTTATTTAGACAAGGGAGAAATAAACACTTTCGCGTTAACATTAACCGAGAATTCGACCATTAGCGCACCGACTTGGTTGTTCGTGTTTGAAAACGAATTCAACACGGCGTCACAACCGATTTATTGGGTGGGTGTTGACACGTCACCTTACGTAAATAGATACAATTTATTCACTTTAGAAGAAGGCGTTGATTTAACTTTAATTATTGGTCAATATACTTATTCAGTTTACGAGTCACCCGTGCCAATTATAGTAGGACCAAACACGAGCGCAGCAGGTTTAAACCTTGTCGAAGAGGGTCGGTTAGTAGTTAACGGAACATCAAATTCAATTTACGATTAAATGAAAATATTCGGATTCGAAATCGGAAAAAAAGAAAGCGTTCAAGTTGTTGAAGGTAACAATTATCAGGCGTTTTCAACACCTTTTTTAAGGGTGGGCGAAGGTAACCTTTCTTTACCATATGTAAACCCTAGACAACAAGTAAATGGATACATTCGATTCGGTTCGGATAACCTTTACCCGCAGTTATTAAACCAAATGTACTATACAAGCCCCTTACACGGTGCAATAGTAGACTACAAAACAAACGCTGCGGTTGGTGGTGGCTTTGAAATAACCGTTGACAAGAACGCCACGGCAATAGAAAAGGTTGACGTTTATACTTTTGACAAGCGTGTTAAATTAAAAAAGTTGTTGCCAGTGCTAACAAAAGACGTTATTATTCATAACCGAGTTTATTTTTATTTATGCTTTAATCAAATTGGTGACGTGGTTAAGATTAAACATATAGGCGCGGAAAAGGTAAGGCGTGACAAATACGGTGAAAACTATTTTATTTGCGACGACTGGTCAAGTCAAATCGACATTAAGACCTTAAAGCCTTATAAATGGGGTTTAAATCAAAGAGAATGTTTATATATATATGAAAGTCACTCGGTAGGTCAAGACGTTTACCCGTTACCTCAATATTCGAGTGCTATGAATTGGGCGTTTTTGGATGGTGAAATGTCGTATTTACAAAAGTCGAATATAATAAATTCTATTTTCCCAAGTTTCGCAATGATGTTTCCCAAGAAACCACAAAGCGAAGAAGAAAAAATCGCCATTAAAAATACTTTGGATAGGGCAAAAGGCGCAGCGAATGGAGGAAAAGCAATAGCGTTCTTTTCTAATAACCAAGAAAGCCTTCCGAAAATTGAATCCATACCAACAAATTCAAACGATAACTTATTTCAAAATACGACCGAATCAATAGATTCAAAGATTTGTCAGGCGCATATAATCGACCCAATTTTAATGGGTATTCGAGTTAGCGGAAAACTAGGTTCTGGAAGTGACATTAAACAAGCGTACATAATATTTGAAAAAAATACAATTATTCCTTTGCGTGACATCGTTGAAGAAATAGTTAACGACTTAATGGAAATAAGCAAGTTAAAAGCTACGTTCACAATTAACAACTTCCAAATCGTAAATGAAACAATTGTAGAACTAGACGAAAACACGAACGCAGTTAACGATTCATTGAATACTATGTCGCCACTACTAGCAACAAAGGTCCTTGAGTCGATGACAATTAACGAAATTCGCGCACTTGCTTCTTTGCCACCCGTTGAAGGTGGTGATGTTTCGAAAGGACAAGCAACACAAACTACAACGCTATGATTTATTTTATAACCGAATCCTATCTCAAGACGCAAACACCCATCACGGCAAATGTTGACGTTAATGACGTTGTTCCTTATATTAAAACACAATCCGATATGAGGGTTCAACCTATATTAGGAACGTACTTTTACAATTATATGTTAACGGGTTACAACGCGCAAACACTAAACAACGACGAAGAAACACTTGTCACCTACATTCAGCCAGTAGTTGCGTGGCGGTCTGCTGAAGATGCCGTTTTCGGGTTAAGTTACCAACTTAAAAACAAAGGTATTCAACAACAATTCGGGGACTATTCAAGCCAAGTAACACAAAACGAAGTTGTGTTTAGTATGGAGCATTACGCACAAAAGGCTTCATTTTACGAAGCTAGGTTGTTTAAGTACTTAAAAGAAAACAAAGACTTATTTCCTGAATTCATTTCAGACCTAAACAAAGATTCAGATATTAAACCCGCTAAACGTGAGGACACGGGGTTCACTAATCAAATATTAATACTATGAGTTTAATCGAACAATGGGCAAATAAAGAAGGTTTGCGAGAACCTATTAACGGAAGTTGGCTTCAAGCTTTGCGTGAAAATTATAGAGGTGTTGAAAGTGGTGACGATTTACGAAGTATTGCCGTAGCTTTACAAGCGGATTTAAGAAGACATCCCGTAGTTATTCAAGCCATCGCGGTAAAACTTGGAGCGACCAGACCAAGCAATGGCAGTTGGTTACAAGCAATAATTGACGTATGAAAATAGCTAGTTTTATTTCCGGACTTTTTAAAGCGTTATTAATCTTTTTAAGTCCTATTAAATACATCGTTTTACTTGTTGCTTTAAGTACGATTATAGACACTTTATTCGGACTTTGGAGGGCATATAATACGAACGTGGAAATAAAGTCTAAAAAGCTACGACACGGGTTTGTTCCGAAGTTAATAACGTATTGCTTTGCGGTTATCATAACATATTGCACCGACTTTTATATTTTAAACGACTTAACGCAGACAGTTGTCGCAGTTGATTTTTTAAGTACTAAACTGTTAGCGTTGGTTTTGATTTCAATTGAGGTTAAATCGATGGATGAAAGTTTTAAAGCGGTTAAGGGTTATTCGTTTTTAGAAAAGGTAATTAACACGGTTCGAAAGGTTAAGGACGTAAAAAAAGAAATGCAGGAATGAGTTACGATTTAAGACCTTATTTTGTTTTAATTATCGCGTTAACCGTTATAATATTTTTAAAGTTAACATTTGGTTGTTCGGCTTCTTACCACATCAACAAGGCAATTAAAAAAGGTGCAAAGATTGAAACACGAATCGACACGGTAAGGGTTTATTTCAAGGACTCGGTAATAAAAGACGGCTTTAAAGAATACTTTTATAATTACCGTGATACTATCGTTCAAAACAATACGGTTTACGTTCCTAAAACACGCTACGAAACCAAGACCGAATACAAAATAATAAAGGAACAAATACAACAAGACGCTAAAACGGACAGACTAAAGTTGAAACAAGACGCAAAGACCGAACGAAAAGAAATTCAAACGGAAAAGAAAACCAGTTGGTCCAGTGTGTTTAAGTTTTTAGCGGTTGTTCTTGGACTTGTTGCCCTTATTATAATACTATTAAAAACCAATAAAAAAATAGGTTTATGAATAACGTGAGAAAATACACCGACAAGCAACTTTTAGACAAGGTTAAAGAACTTGAAAGCTTCGAAAAGATTCCTTCAAACTATTGGGCGTTATTTGTGCGCTCAAACGAAGATGTTCCTGATAAGTTTGACGACAAATGTTATATTTTCAAAGGTTCAAAATTCGTAACGGTTACAACTTGCACCACTAATAAAGGGCATAAAGGAACTGGAGTTGTTGAGGCTAACGTTTGGAACTACGACGGTTATTATTTAGGACTTCACCGAGGCAAGACCCCAGCAGGAATTCAAAGAAAAGGTTTTCCTTACCGTAGGGACTTTACAACGGACGGAAAAACGAACCCAACAACTGAAATAAAAACGGATATTCGAGGCTTTAATTTTCACGCTGCGACACACGACTTAAAATCTAGTAGAATAGTTGAAAACATAGGCGGTTGGAGTGAGGGTTGTCTAGTATTTAACAACACACCTGAATACGTAAAAATCCTAAACCTATTTAAACCCCAATTTATTTGGAGTTTCGTAATAATAGACGAGTTCGAAGCGGAATAACAACCGCTTTTTTTTGTATACTATAATATACTTTTTATACATTACACCTATTTAATGTAAACTAAACCTTACTTTTTATGCGTAAACGACTATACTTCGATATTGAAGTTTCTCCAAATATTGTTTTTAGTTGGCGAAGTGGTTACAAGCTAAACATTGACCCCGACAACATAATAGAAGAACGGAAAATTATTTGTGTGTGTTGGAAATGGGAAGGTAAAGACGAAATCCATTCGTTAACGTGGGACAAAAAACAAGACGATAGAAAGCTATTAAAAGACTTTATTAAAGTAATGAATTCAGCGCACGAAATAATCGGTCACAACTCCGACAGATTTGACGTAAAATGGCTACGTACACGGGCTTTATTACAAGGCGTTGATATGTTACCTCATTACGTATCGATTGACACGCTTAAACACGCTAGAAATGGCTTCTATTTTAATTCAAATAAACTCGATTACCTTGCTAAATTATTCGGTGAGGGTCAAAAGAAGGATAACGGCGGTTTTTCAACGTGGAAAAAAATAGTTTTGGACAAAGACGCTGAAGCTTTGCAGTTAATGGTTGACTATTGTAAGCAAGATGTCGCCATTTTAGAACGGGTGTTTAATAAACTACAACCTTACGTCAAAAACACGACTCATTACGGGGTTCTATTTGGCGAAGAAAAGTATTCGTGTCCTAGTTGTTCGGGTTATAACATAGGTTTACATAAAAGATACGTAACTCAAATGGGTACACAACGTTATTCAATGTATTGTAAAAGTGGGTGTGGTGAAAAGTTTACAATTTCTCATAAATCCTACCAAGACTTGTTAACATATAAAATAAAAGAAAGAAATATTTCGTAATTTAGACCATTCTTGTTTTTAATCTGTTTAG